AACAGATTCTACACAACCTTCACCAAATACGTGTATAAAAACTGGTATAACTATAAACGGCCCAACAGTATTGTTAGTTACAAGTGAAGTTAAAGATGTCTCTTGTAACAATGGTGTTAATGGTTCAGTATTGTTAAACATAAATGGAGGTACACCACCATATGTTGCAACTACAAACGGACCAAATAATTTTAGTAAAACTGGAACGTTTTTGGCACCGCTAAAACCTGGAACATATACAACAACTGTTACTGATAGTTATGGCGTAAGCACACAATGTGTTTCAATTGTTAACTCACCAGCTGCTATAACAGCAACATCAATTGTTTCTCAAAATAACGCCCAATTTATACATACAATTACAATAGGTGGTGGAACACCACCATATAGAATTAACTATAATAATCAGACATATCCTGTTGTTGCACCGTCATATAGTCAGTCAATTACTGTTACCAATAATTCAATATCAATGATTATTTTAGATGATAAAAATTGTCAAATATCTTATACTAGTCAATAAAAATGAGTACTGAAAGAATAAAACAAATATTAAGGTCAGAAACTTCAAAAGAGTCAACAAATACTGACAACTATATCAAATTTAATATTGATGGTAGTGAAAGACTATTACCTCCTAGTGTAATCCTTAAAGTAGTTAATGATGCCGAACAATTTAATTTAGAGCGTCAAAACACACCTTATTACAGAATATTAGGAACTATAAATCCAACAATATCAAATGCTTTGTTTAATTTAAATAATGGTTCAAATAGTGAATTATACACTTGGAACGGATTTAATTATAAAGACCCAAATACTGTTAATGATTACAGATTTTTTGACCCATATTATCCTAATGTGTTATCAAAATATTTAAAAGAAAAAGACGGTTGGTTTGGTTATTTTGACCCAGATATAGCAAAAGCTGCTTTATGTAATTTTTATGATATGGAACCTAAAAGAGAACGTTTTTCTTTTATATTTGATACATTTCCATTCAACGGACAACCTAACACACCTACAAAAAATTGGGAATTAACAATAACATATCCAAACGGTGTTGATTCTGGACATACAATGGTTAATAATGGTTTATTAATATTAGAAGCAATTCCAGCTGTTGTTGGTAATAGACAAATGACAGCAATTGGAATGCCTTGTTTTCATAATTTAAAAATAGGTGATGTCGTAAAAATTAATGGCACTACAGATTATGATGGCGAACATGTTGTAATAAGAACTGGTTTAGATAACGGAGATTTAAAACCGTATTATTTTGTCATTGATAAATCACCAACTGGAAGTGTTGGTCAAAATTCTAGAATGAAAAGAACACTTTCAGGGTTTGAATCAACATATTATTTTAGACTTTTTAAAAAAATAAAAACAAGAAACTCTCAAATTATAGAACCAGATGATTATGAAGTATATAATGTAGCTTTTAGTGAAAATGGTTATTATGATAACATTCAACAATTCGTTTTTAATGAAGATATAGATGTTAGTGATTTAGTTGATAATTTAGGTAGACCGTTAAGTGAGTTATATTTAACAATGATTAAAACTAGTAGTAATAATTTATTTAGCCAAGTAAAATCTGGTATTGAAACCCCTTTTATTCCCTTTCTTAATACTAGTAATACTAATGGTTATTTATTAGACATACCAGTTATTAATAAAATACATAATGGTAGTTCATTACCATGGCCATCACATAATCAATTAGAAAGTAATATATCAATAAATCAAAATGAATTTTATGGTGATTTAGTTGAATATAATGAATTTGAAGTTAAAGAAACCGTATTGGCAAATGTTGCACATAGATTTAATACTTTTAATAGAGAAACATCTCCTTCTATAACGTATAGTGTTACTTCTGGTGTTACTCAAACAACTAATTTAGGGCCAAGACAAGAAGGATATTATTATAAACCACATAATTTAATTCAAATTCGTAAATTCTCAACTTATATTGAACAAGGTGACCAAAACACCGTAGGAATACCAGATTATTCTGTTAATTTAGGTGATGGTAGATATGTTTGGAGAGATTTATTAGATATTGGGTTTAACGAAAGCGATGATTTACCTTTAGATTATCCTTTTTTAAATGGTTCTCATTATATGTATAATAATTATTGTTTTAAATTAAAAAGACAAGACCCATTCGACAATTGGGATTTGTATTACTCTAAATTCCCAGCTGACCCAACTGGTGAAAGAATAACAATTAAATTTGATTCAAATTCAGCAGAAGATGTTTGTTAGACAACAAATTAATATAACTACGTTAAGTAGTGGAACAACAGCTACTACTATTAATATTCCAATTAATATTGAATACCAATTAGTTGACCAAGCGGAATTGGTTGACCGTGTTTTTGTTGATGTTGAAACACAAAAAGCCATTAATGAAATAACGGATTATGAAAAAGTAAGGTTTTTACCAGTAACAAGCACTGGTTCTAGTTTTAATATAATTAACAAAATAACATATAATGTTAATATGATAAGTGGAAACTACTATAATGATGTTGGTTTTACAAATGATGATGTTAAGTTTCAAAGAGAAACATTTAAACAAACATTTTTAAATTTAAACTTTTATGACAGCGATAATCCAATGTCTCAAAACTTGGTATCTAACATAACAATTTTTTCAAACTCAAATCAACAAATTATTTCTCAGATTCCAATATCTTATTCATTGGAAAACCCTATTAATAACCCAGAAGGGTTTTCAGAAGGTTATCATTTATACGATTATAAAGATGAATTAACAATTGGTCAATCAAAGTACTTATATATGAGAGCTAACTTTAATAATGCAAAAACTGGAACGACAACAAATATGATGGTAAAAAACACACCTCTCCCTATTGACACATTAATTCATGAATTATACACTAGATTTATTTTATTTAGAACAAATTCTGGTTATTATTATAAAATTGATGATGCTTATCAAAGTAATCCTTTATTAACAAATATACCAAACAATGTTTCGTATTTAAATAACAATCTAGAAGTAAATCTATATCAAATTCAAGCACTATAATGGAATTAATAAAACGTAAGATAGTTCTAGAAGATAGCACAGATAGAACCTACAATAGCCCAACTTGGGGTACTGTAACAGCATCTACTTTTTACATCAATGTTTTTTTAACACAAAACATTGATGATATGGGATTATTTACTGATTTAGAATATATTCCATCAATAACTGCTGATACATATTCAAATCTATCATCAACAGATTTAATTAGTTTACGTTTCCAAAATACCAATGAAACTAAGTATTACAATTATCAAAATTCAGTAATAACAGGTACAACTGATAGCAAAAAAGAGGAATTAATGTCATATGATGAAACAGATAGATATATTGTCGGATTTGATATGGATGTTGAAACATATACTGATTATGAAGGAAATACAATAAATGGTGTTAGTAGAATTACAAGTGACTCAGAACCAAATATATATGTTTTTGATACTGAAGATAACGCAAATATAGGTACAAATTCTCAAACTAGTGGTATATTATACAAAGATTATACTGGACAGACAAGAACAGTAATCATTGATGGTCAACCAACAACGATACCACTTACTGAATTTAGATATATTGGTCAAGGTTATAATCAAACAAATGTGTCATTATCAGCTTTAACAAAGGAAGAATATTTATTTGGAATAATTTCCAAACCAGAAGTTCAAAATGGTGTATTTATAGATAGAGGTGTAATTAGCGTTATGGATATGCATTTAAGAATGTCTGAAATTAAAAATTTGGGTGAACTTACAAGATACGGTAACGGTTTTTATACCATAAGAAGAACATAAATATTTAAAAGATATTGATTACTTATGGAATCTATAACATTATCTTTAAATGATAAAAACAATTAAAAAACAAATAAAATGGCGACAGGTACATATGGAATAGTTAGACCAGCCGATATAACACCTAGTGATGTAGAAGTATTTTATCACTTCACACCATCTAGAAGTAGTATTGGAAACACAACATTGATTAAATTAAGCTCAACCGATGTGTTGATACCGATAGATAACCCAAATAAAATTCAGTCAAACATCACTGGTTTTGAATTATTTGGTGGTATGTATACTCTAAAATTACCAACAACAACATTTGGTGTTAAAGGTATTTATACAATCATAATAAAACCAATAGAAATCAGGACAAGTATTTCTGATATTGGTGTTTTATCAGCATTTCCAGATGTTCCTGGTGTATTACTAGATTTAACAACAATACCGACTGAATTTTTACAAAACTTTGAAAATAATGGTTTGGTTGGTTATAGAATAGAATATTTGGATACTAATTCTTCAGCACCAGATGCAAAAATTCACAACTTCTTCAAAGTTGTTACTTCTAACAATAGAGCTGAAGCGGTAAATCAAAATTTAACAAATTCTAACCAAAAAGCTATTCGTTATAGGTTTAATGATAATTCTTCATTAGTTTTTTGCACATTATCACCAGCGTCAGCTTCTAATGTGAAACCAAACGCATTACCATACATTGGCCAACCAAATCAACAAATTATCATTACAAACACTTTTTTCAACCCAATAATGATTGAAGTTGAAATGGTAGAACAAGATATTGAAACATTGGCTTATGGTATATTTGGAAATCAAACAAAATCACTTGAAGATGGGATTTACACAATATATAACTTTAATAATGATATCTATAAACAATATGACTTGTATGAAATCAAAGATAGGTTTACAGGTGCTCCGTTGTTTGAGATTAGAGAACAGAGAACTAGTATTGATTTTACTAAAAGATTTTCAACAGTAACAACAGTATAAAAAAATGAGCAATAGAATTAAAGTAGTCGGTTATGCACAAAAAGTTACCTATGCTGATGGTATAGAATATAGGAATTTTTCACCAGATTTAGTTGGTTTTCAATTAGCAAGTGATGGTACCACACCTTTATTTACATTAGGTAATTTTGCAATTACAACCAATTTAGACCCAAAAATTAGCAAGACTTTTACAACGTCAAGTTTTTCTAATTTTATCACTTTATCAGACTTAAAGGTATCGCTAACAGAAGCGCAAAAACTATTGACTGATAATGCTACCGCTATTCTAAACTTAGATAAAGGTAATTTAGATTACTATTCTTTGTTTGGTTCTTTAAGCGAATTTATGAGAGTTTCTTTGGAAAACGTAATCATAAATTGGCCAGCATCTATATACCTAAATCCAGTCAGTCAAAACAATGTAGGTCAAACAGTTGTTGGGTTTACTGTAGAAGATTATACATATGATTCATTATCTGAAATTTCAAGTTTTAAAGTTAATACATCATTTATTATTAATAAATTCAAATTAAATTATACTAAAAACGGTAGCATTACAAACACATTTAGTGAAACAAATGATTTGCGTAATATGACAATAAATTACGAATCATATGGTGTTTTATATAATAATACTGAATATCCAGTTTTAGCCTTTACAGCATCAACTTACGAAACAAATGATTACCTTTATCTAAAAGTTAAAGGCAATCCATTTAGTGGTGTTTCACAAAACCAATATTTAACATATCATATTAAACCTTTGCAAATAAATGTAGATACATTTTTTAATACATTACCAGATTTTGAATATTATTTATTAAATAGAAATGTAATTCCTTTATATACAGCAACATTTAATTATGCGTTAAAATCTGAATTAGGGGTGATACTTTATACACAACAAAGTGTTACTTGGCCAGTAAGTGATGGTTATAACATTGATTTTGACACAACGGCATATGAAGATTATGCTACCAATTTATTTAATATTGCTAATAATAATGACTTAGTATCAAGTAATCTTATGAATAGATTCTTGGTATCTGAATCAATATCAGCATTTGATACCGCACCAGTACGTTTATCTGATTTAGACCAAGATACATCTGGACAAAAAGTTAATAAAACATTACAAATATATGGTAGAGAATATGATGAATTAAATAAATATATTTTAGGTATTAAATTTGCAAACACTGTAACCTATAATAAACAAGATAACACACCAGATTTATATTTAAAAAATTTGGCGAGAATTCTAGGTTGGGAATTGGTTTCATCAGTATTTGATAATGATTTATTAGCAAGTTACGTAACACCAAAGTCATCAACATATTCTGGTGAATCTGTTGGTTTAACGCCTGTAGAGGCGGACATTGAACTTTGGAGAAGAATAATTCTTAATAGCCCATGGCTTTGGAAATCAAAAGGGGCTAGAAAAGCAATAGAGTTTTTAATAAGATTTATTGGTGCACCACTTGGATTGATACAATTTAACGAATATGTTTACAAGGCAGAGGGACCAATAGATATTGAATTATTTAGGGAAGTGTTAAGACTAAATGGTTTGGATGATGACATATCTTTATACCCAATAGACCCTGATGGTTATCCAAGATTTTTACCAGATAACGTTAATATGTATTTTCAAAATAATGGTCTTTGGTATAGAGAAACAGGTGGAACAGGAGCCACAATAGATATACTGACTGGTAATAACCCACACGTTGGTCCATATGATGGTGGTTATAAGTATTTTAACCAATTAAGATGTTTAATACCTGATTTTGTTCCTGTTACATTGAGCTCAGAAACATCAACTACGTTTACGACAAATTTATATACAAATTACGATGTTGGTGATTTTAATTTTGGTGTAACAACAGCAACAACTGTTGATACGGTACAGATAACAAGCGAAAATAATATTGATTTAGGTGATTGTGTTGTGTTCACACCATCAATTATAAAAGACCCTAATCCATCGCCAGATTTAAATGATTGTGGTTGCGAAACACCAAATGAAGACAATGTAATGAGTCTTTGTATAAATGAAAAAAGAATAGGTGAAGTTTTTTGTGATTCCTCATTATTTAGAGCGAATATTAGTAACAATGTTGCATATGTTTTTAGTTATACTCAATATAATAAAGATGGTTCCGTATTCAAAGACGGAAATGGTAACCCTATATTATATGAAACACCATATACGTCAACTGGTTGTTGTAAAAATGTTTATGGTGGTACTCCTTGGTATTATGAGGCAATACCGAATGATGTTGTTAAAAACAATGGTTATGTTTGTTGCAAACCAAACAACACAAGTGTAACGGGTGGAACTAACACTAATAGTACATGTGGTTGTTATATAGCGTGTTCTTGGGTAGCAGAAAAAACACCATATACTGATAACAGTGGAATTTATATCAAATTTAAAAAACCAGATGGTAAATTTACTTTAGTAACACCTGATGGTTGTAATTGTATATCAACATATAGTACA